CTCCTCCGCGTCGATCACGCCCGCCTTCGCGACCGCCGCCGTCCCCGCGCTTGACGTGATGGACAGATCGAGCTTCGTCCCGTCCCACGTTTCGGAGTGCGTGCCCGAGCCCGACGACGACCAGCCGCTCCCGGCCATGACCTCGGACGTGACGCTCGGTGCGGCGCCGTCCTCGGCCGCGTCGATCGCCGTGCGCACGGCCGACGCGCCGCCCATCGCGGTTACCACTTCGGTGAGGTTGTCGGCCTGGGCGATGGGTTCGCCCATCGTGCCGATGTCCGTGAGGTCGCCGAGGGCGCTCGCGCCGCTCGTCGGGCCGATGCCGTTGACGATGACGCTCATCGTCCGCCCGCCTCGATCTGACACGTCGTGCCCGACGTGGACGTGACGGTGACCTTGGCCTCGCTCGCGGCCTCATCGACGATCGAGAAGCGCAGCGAGTTCCCCGGCGTGATCGGGAGCCCGCTGGAGATCGCCGTGTCCGCGCCGTAGAGGTTGGCGAGCGGGGCGACGTTGTAACTGATGGCGGTGATGTTGTTCGTCGATCCGGTGTTCTTCACGACGACGGTCACGACGCGCGCCCCGCCGGTCGGAAACGTCTTCGGTGTGGCCGTGGCGGCGGCGAGCGTCACGCTCCCGCTCACGTAGTGGCAGAGCAGATTCGGTGCTGCGGGCATCGGGTCTCCTGTCAGTCAGGGTCGTCGGCCACCCAGCGCGAGGACACCTCCAGGGTGCCGCTCTGGGTCTTGGCGAGAAACGAAATCGTGTCGAGTCGGTCGGTGCCGTCGGTGATGAGGTACGCGGTCTGCGCCGCCGTGTCGGTCCACGTCCCGGCGGTGTCGGCTAGCGTCACCGCGAAAGGCGACGAGGCGTGCCCGGTGAGAAGTTGTACGCTCGCCGTGTGCGACACCGACGACATGCCGACCGTGCGGTAGCGCAGACGCCATCGCACTTTGCAGCGCGTCGTGCCGCGCATCCGGCGGGGTCGGCACACGTAGGTGATGGGCGTCGTCCCGCTCTCGATGTCGCCGCCCAACGGCTCGTAAGCCGCGGTCGAGGTGCTCGACCACGGGTCCGCCTCGGGTCGCACCTGCGCGTGGTACGTGCGCAGAGCGTCGGTGTACCCCACGCGCGCCGTGGCCCAGATTCGTTGCAGCCCGGTCGCGCCGTCGCGGATCACGCCGCGCGGGAGGTAGTCCGTCGGGATCTGCCCGTACGAGTCGGCGGTGTCTACGAGCCACCGCGGGAGCTCCTCGGCCTGAAACGACTCCAGAAACGCCGTCGCGCCCACCGTGGCGACGAGCTTGAAGCGCCACGAGTCGGACGCGGTGAGCGTCGCGGCGAGGGCGTCAACGGAGATCGTCCACTCGTAGGTGGCGAAGGTCTCGGTTCGCAGTGCTGTGGTGTTCACGGGCGTCCACGTGTCGCCGCCGTCGAGCCCTGAGGGAATCGTGGGCGTGGTCGAGACGGTGTTCGTCCCGTCGGTCACCGTGAGCGTGAGCACCGCACCGTGACCGGCCGTGTACGTGCCGCCGTTGGTCGCGACGACCGCGCGCACCACAAGGTGTCTCGCAACGGTCGTGCGGCGGTAGAACCAGTGATACGTGCCCCCGGCCGTGCGCTGGCCGATCCCGAAGCGCTGCCCGGGGTGGCCGCCCGTCGCGTCGTTCACGAGCTCGGCGAGCACGTACCCGTGATGGGCACGCGCCGTCGTCCCCGAGGCGAACGCCTGCGACTCCACCCGCGGGGTGAAGAGAATCCTGGGCTCTGTGGTCATGCGTCAGGTGTTCGGGTCAGGCGGGCGCAGAAACACGGTCGGGCCGTACAGGGAGCCCTTGGCCCCGCTGGAGCCGCTGGTGCACCACGCGCCGACCCAGAGGGCGACGGTGGTGTAGTCCCCGCGCTCCTCGATGGCGCGCGTCGAGGGATCACGCCCGGAGCCTTCGAGATGCGACAAGGGATAGGCCGTCAGGGAGACGGCCAGGTCGGTGATGGACGTCGACGTCGTGGTGGCGACCGCCCAGCCGCCGACGGTGCGGGAGATGGGCGAGGTGCCCGGGGTCGTGACGACGAGCGCCACGCCTGTGGTGTACGTCGAGGGCGCCGCGGCGCGGCATCGGAGCTCGATGCGCGGGAGGCCTGCGGTCTCGCCCCAGAGGCGCACGCGGTAGGTGCCCGCAAGACGCGCGTACACGCCGTCGGCGTCGAGGTCTTCCCACCGCAAGTACGTTGGGTCGTTCGAGGCGCCGCCCGCGTCGAGGTCTTCCCAGAACTCCCCGCCGCGATCCTCCCAGAGCACGCGCAGGCCATTCTCCCGCGCGAGGTGGGTGGCGTTCGAACTGAGGATCTGAAAGAGCCCCGACGAGCCCGCGTGGTCGGCGCGCAGGTGGTCGTCGCTGCCCCCGGGCGTCGGGAGGTGGAGCCACCGCTCGATGGTCGTGAGACTCACGCGGCCCACCGCTTCGGCTCGCCGCCACCGGAGAGCGTGTCGGTCGCGTCGTCGGCAATGGACACGTACGCCGTCTGGCGCGCGACCTGATTTGCGTACGTGTCGAAGGTCAGCATCACCTTGTACTGGCTGGCCGCGAGCGTGACCATGCCCGCGCTGGCCGTCCCCGCGAGGGTGACGGTGGTCGCCGTCAGGGACGCGATTTGAAACGACTCGTCGGCCGCGGGGGATGCCGCGTCGATCTCGCGCAGGAGCACGTAATCGCCCGCCGCGAAGCCGTCCGTCGGTGCGCGACCTTCGACCGCGAAGCCCGAGGAACCCCACCCGGTCACGATGTCCACGGTGACGACGGTCTGCCCGCCTCCCGTCGAGAGCCCGCCCGCGGCCACGAAGCACGAGGGCGCGTAGCCCGCGAGGTCTTCGGCCTGGAGTCGCAGGGACGCGGTGAGTCGGCCCTTGCCGCCGAAAAGTTCGGTGCGGATGTCCTGCACCTGGCACACGGCGTCCTGCACGCCGATCGTCGCGTCGTAGGTGGGGACGCGCGGGTGCGTGAGCGACACGAGGTCGCCGGGTTGCAGCCCGAGGAAGGGCGGGCCGAGCGTCACGCGGACGATGCGAAACGGGATCGCGAGCGGGCCGAGGAGCTGTTGCGCGACGCGCTGAATCTGACTCACGGCGTCCTGAGGGAGCACGCCGTCCGGGTGCAGGGTTTCGAGTGCGCGACAGGTGATCGTCCCGCCGTCGCCGTGGTCATCCTGCGCGGTCGTGTCGATCCACTGGTACGTGGTGCCGTCCGCGAGGATGAACTCCACGCACGTCGCGACGGGTTGCTCGCCGTCGATCACCTCGGGCTCGATCTCGACGCCGTCGTCGGCCACGAGGTCGGACTCGGTGATCGTCGCGGTGGTCGTCTCGGTGCTGGCGAAGTCGGCCGTCCGAAACACCGAGATCTTGCCGTAGCGGACGCAGAGCTGCATGCCGCGCAACCGCGCCTCGTGCGAGAGCACGTCGAGCAGGGTGTCGCCGTCGCCGAGGCGGTAGATGCGCGATCCAGGGAGCGACACAGGGTACGCCGCGAAGGCGAGCGCGATTCCATCCCAGTCGATCGCGTCGGAGTGCGTCGTGGCGAAGATTGCGTCGATCGCGCGAGCCGCGGCGCGCAGACACGACACCGGGTCCGCGCCGAAGCTCACCACGCCGAGCGTCGCTTGCTGCGGCTCCGTGATAAGCACGGCTTGCTGGAGATCGGAGGTCGCGATGACGTTCGTCGGCGCGAGGCGCACGGCGGGGACTGCGCTCGTGCCGTCGCGTTCGAGGATCTCACTGGAGATCTCCCCGCCGCGGCACTTGGCCGTCAGGGTGTAGCTCGCGCGCGCCGAGGGCGTACCGACCGCGGGATAGTCGAAGGCCAGCGTCGTCGGGATCTTCGCGAGGTCGCCCGGTGTGGGGAGACGGAGCCATCCGAAGAGGTGCGCCACCGTGGGGGGCGTGCGCTCCGTGCTCGTCCATGTGGCAGTGCCCGACGACGCCGTGACGGCGATCACCGGGGCGCGCTCAAAGGCCACACGAATGGACGTACCGGGCGCGGGCACGTCGAATCGAAGTCGATCCCCTGCGAGGTAGAGGCGGTCACTCACGCCTGCGTCGCCCGCGCGGACGTTCCACGCGGCCACGAAATCGCGCCAGTTCGCGTGCCACCCGCCATCGTGCGGCGCGGCGTCGGTCGCACCGAGCGCGACGTTCTGCGACGCGAAGGGGCTGTAGGCCGTGCGGTCGAAGTGATGGAGGCCCATCACGGACACGCCGAGACGCGGGAGCTTGCGCCCCAGAGCCTCGGTCGCAGGGTCGAGCGGGATCGACCAGCGGGTGTTCGAGCGTGTGCGCTGGACACCCGCGCCGACCGCGCCGAGAAAGATCACGGTGGGGTCGTAGAGGGTCGTCCCGCTGTACCGGCAGAGCCACACGCGGGCCGTGCGCCCCTGAAGGAATCGCGGGCCCCCGAAGGACACGACCAGGGGGCGCGTCGGGTCGAAGCGGTGAGGGCGCGCCGCCGAGCCGAAGCACCCACGCGCCGCGGGTGACGCGGTGATCCCGAGCGCCCCACCACCCACGCCGTCGTAGATGATCGTCTCGCGGCCGAGGCACGCGATGCCCGAGCTCGGGACGCCCGAGGTGGACGCGAGGGGGATGCTCGTCGCCGCCGCCGTCACCGTGGACGCGAGGAGCTGCCCGAGGCGGTAGTCTCGCGCCGACACGATCTGTGTCGCCTCGCCTGAGACGTCGGCGCCGAGCGTCGCGTAGCGGTCGAAGAGGTCAAAGACCAACGGCTCAACCGACACGTCGCCCTTGAGCGGGTCGGCCTGCTGATAGATCGACCACACCACCTCGGGGTCGAGCAGGTCGGCCACGGGATCGACGGAGATCGACCCGGGGAGGTCGTACTCAATCGAGCCCGTACTCGGCCACCACGCGGGGTCGATCGTGCCCGACGAGACCGCCGTCACCGTTGGGCGCACGCCCGCGGGGGTGTAGACGTGCGGATCGCCCTCGATCGTGACGCACACCACGAGCGTGCGCGGTTCGGTGAAGAGCGCGCTGAAGTCGAGGCGGGCGGTGGTCATTCAGTCAGCGGGTGGTGCGGCAGAACCAGGTGGTGCTACCCGGCATCCGGTCGCAGTAGTGCGGGGCCGTACAGGTCGCCCCGCACGCGCCGCAGTGTTCAGGGCTTCCGACGGTGAGATCGACGCAGCCGACGCCGGGGCACGGCGTGAAGTCGCGCGGACAGGTGTAGACGCAGGCCCCGCCATCGAGGGCGACGGTCCCGGCACCCGTCCGCGGGCAGTCCGTGGCGGTGCTGGCGTCGGAGGTCGGGGCCGTGCCGGACTCGGCGCTGCAGGCGGTGAGGGTGGCGACGAGCGCGAGGAGCGAGAGGGTTTTGTCCATGGGCGCAGCGTACGTTGGCACGCCCGCGCGTGTCACGCTGCTCCGGTGAGCAGGTGTGCGGCGATGTACTACTTCGCGGTGCGCTTCGCCGGGGCGACGAGACGAAGCGAGCCTTGACGGTTCTTCGCGACGACGCGCTCGAACTCGGTCGCGATGGCGGTCTCGGTGGCGAGCGCGGCGCACACGTCGCCGGTCTTCCCGCGCGGCAGGAGACACCACCGCGAGAACCACTGCACGGCCTTGCGCACGCGGCTCTCGATGCGCCCGCGGGCGCGCATCACGTCGCGCGTCGTGGCGTCGCCGCCCGCGACCCGCTTCGCGAGGGTCAGGATGGGGTCGAGCACGACGGCGCGGTCGTCGTTGTGCAGCACGGGGCCGTCGTGCGTCGGGTTCATCGACGCGAGCCGCGCGCGGAGCGCCTCGTCGATCATGCGCGCGAGCGCCTCCGCGTCGAACGATGGCGGGGTCGGGGTAAGCAGCCCGCGACGCGCGAGCATGTAGACCGCGATCATCTCGTCGAGGATGGCCTCGGCGACGGGCGTCTCCGAGCGGGCGCACACCTTGAGGATCTGCGCCTCGGTCAGCCAGTACTCCCCCTCGGGACGACGGCCCGGACCCTTTCGCGCCACGGTGGCGCGAATTGCGGGGCGCTGTCCCTCCGACCAGACGCGCTCGATCAGCTTGCGGATGTCTCGCGGTCGCTCGAACCCGAGCCGCTTCGCCACGTCGGTATCGAGCATCCGGGGCTCCTCGTCGCCGTACTCCTGCCAGAGCGTCAGGGTCCAGTCGCTCACGCGCACGAGGCGGTGCGCGTCGGCGCCGCTGCCGACCACGCCCGAGACGAACACCGGAGCTCCCTTGCTGGGGCCGGTGGAGCCCTTCGCGTGTTGCGACTCATCCTCGGGCGGACGCTGCGAGGTGGACGGGCGACGGGGAAACGTGCTGTACTTCGTGTCGGTCACTGAACTTCTCTTTCTGTGATCCACGCCCCCGGTGACTCCATCACGCGGGGGTTTTTTCGTGGGGTGTCCGCGCCTCTGGCGCGTCGGGCGTACTTGCCCGAGCACTGTCTATCAGACGAATGACGCGCTGAAAAATCTTTGACACGCGTTCACGCCCGCGTCCCCGTCGGTGCGGTGCCGGGACACACGAGGTCGAGCTCGTGACTCACGAACGCATCCCAGCGGTCATCCATGCGCGCGAGCTCGGGCGCAAGCAACGACGCCCGCCCGATGCGCCCGGTGTAGAACCGCTCGCTCGTGCTCGTCCGCACGGTCGGAAACGACGTGGTGAACGACACGTCGCGGTTCTGCGCTGCGGCGAGCACGTCGAGCAGCGACCATTCCCGGTCTGTGCTGGTGCCGCCGATCGCGGACCAATACGCCTCGTCGGGGTACGCCGCGGAGCCAGGGAAGCTCTCGGCCGCGCGGACGGTGGGCGTGCGCGGGAGGTGCTCGATCTTCACCGACCGACGCCACGCGGCAGGCCCGCTCGCGAAGCTGTACACGGTGCCGTCGGGGCACTCCTCCACAACGCCCGCGGCGCGGTACTGCCATGCTCCGCCGTACGCGCACGCGAAGCCTGCGACGTACCACGGGAGGCGCGTGCCGGTGATCGTGCTCGCCGTGGCAACGGTGGTCGTGATCCCCAGGATGCGCGAGAGGTTCGACGAGAGGACGATCGACGCCCACGACCCGCCCGTCATGGCGACGTTCACGAGCGCGTCGGCAGTGAGGGTGATGGCGACCTGTTCAGCGCCGCCCCCGCGCGCGCTGATGAGCGCGGCGTTCGCGAGCGTTTGGAGCACGCGCAGCGCGTCCGTTGTGGAGGTCGTCAGCCCGATCTTGTACGCGCTCCCCGTGGTCAGAGGGACGTTGACGGGACTCGTTCCACTCGCGAACGTGAAGCGCAGGTCGTACGTCGCGTCTTGCGTGAACGAAAACGCGGTCGCGAGGAGGGCGCTGATCTGCGTCACGAGCGGTCCCTCCGCACACGTCGGTCGCGTGCGTCTTCGTAGCGCCCGAGACGTGTACCGACCTCGGCGTTGCTGCTCTCGCGTCCGCCGATCACGGGCGAGTAGTAGTGGTTCACGACGGTCGTGGTGTTCTGCCCGCCCGTGTCGCTACCGCTCGCCGAGAGACGCGGGCGTGAGGGTGAGCCACCGCCCGCGCTCCCGCCGCCGCTCGCGCCCTTCGTCTCGGGCGCGAACGCGCCCATCTCCGCGGCGCCGTAGGTGAGCGCCGCGCCTGCCACGCCGTACGCGACCGACGCCGCTGCGGCGGTGCCTGCTTGTGGGAGGTTGCCCATCACGAGGAACCCGAGCGACTCCGCGGCGTAAAACGCGCTCTTGCCGAACGCCTCTTTCCCGAGCGCGGCCATCGTGTCCGCGGCCATCTTCTCCCAGAACTGCGCGCCCGCCTCGTTGCCTTCGAGGAGCGTGCGCAGGTGATCGGAGAACGAGGTCGTGATGACGTTGAAGCCCATCGACATGGACTCGGCGAGCACGTCATTGGCGATGATCTCGCGTTGGTTCAGCCGCTCCCAGCGCTCAAGGAACGTCTCGCGCTGGTCAAGGCGTCGCTCCTGCTCGCGCTGCTCACGCTGCGCTTGCGACTCGCGCCGCCGGTCGCGCATCCGTGCATCGTCCGTCTGCCCGAACGCGGCCTCGTTGACGGCGCGCTGCGCAGCGCTCTTGCCCGCGTTGGCCGTGATGAACGCGCTCTCGGTACCGAAGTCTTCGTCAAGCACCGCAAGGTCGGGGCTGGAGTCTCCGCGGAAGAGGTCGCGCGGGTTGACCAGGCGCCCGCCCGCCGCGTCCATGAGTTGTTCGAGCGTCTTGCGTCGATTGCGGTTGCGTGCGGGTGATCCGACGCGGTTGCGTGCGGACTGGTTGCGCGCGTCCGCGGCGACCTGCTCGCGCGTGAATACCATGTCGGGGCCTTCTGCCGCGTCGCCCCCGCTGCCGCCGGGACCGCCCGCGATGAGTTGCGCAATCACGTCTTCGCGCGCCTGTGTGAACGCGAGGAGCCGTCGCATCTCGGGGCTCTGCATGTTCGCGGCGAAGTCATCGTTGAACGCCTGCCCCGCCGCGCCGACCGCGCCCGTGACGTTGCCCGACCGGATCTCCCGGTAAAGCGTGGAGGCTGCGTTTGCGCCTGCGCGCCCGAGGTTGACGATGGTCGCCACGCCCGTCGCGCTCATTCCGACGATGGCACCGATGGCGTTCACCGAGCCCGCGACGATTTGCGCGATGACCTCCGCGGTGTCCTTGAGCGCCTCGTGCCAGTCCACCGTCGCGTCGCGCGCGCGGTTGATCTCGCCGGGGATCTCGTTCACGCGCTCGAACTCATGCACAAAGGTGTTGGCGGCTTCGACGCCGAGGTCATGCACCTCGTCCTTGAGACGGCGGAACGAGTCCGTCGCGGAGTCCGCCGCGTCGGGGATCTCCCGCGCACGCCGCACCATCGCGTCGAGTCGCTCTTGCGCGGTGTGCGTCCCGTCGGCCACGTCGAGGAGCGCGAGGTCGAATTTGCCGAGTTCCTCCCCGCCTTCGGTCACGGTCTCAGCGAGGTTCTCCATCACCTCGCCGAGTTCCTTGCCGGTCGTGCGGGCGTAACTCGACGCGATGCGCGTCAAGGCGTTGAGCTCCTGCTGCGTGACCCGGATACCCCGCTCTTGGAGGGTTAGCGCCGCGGTGGCAATCTCGGTCTCGTCTGCGAAACCAACCGCGTTGGACTGCGCCTGCTCTAGCGAGACGCCGAGGTTCTCTTGCGTGCGCGCGAGGCGGTCGCCCTCGTCGGAGAGCTCGGCCACCTTTTCGATGGCGGCGTTGATCCTCTCGGCCCACTGCGAGATGACTTCGATGCCATCCTTCGTGCGCGACTTGAGCGCGTCGAGCTTCTCCCCGAGACCTTCGAGGGCCTTGTCGTTCTTCTCGGTCTTGTTGGCCGACTGCTGGTTGGCGAGCGCGAGTTTCTCCAGCGCCTCGGCCGCACGCGCGAGGTTCGCGACGAACGCCGCGGTGTCGGCTTCAACGGGCAGTTTCAGCGTTTCATCCACGACGCTTCTCCACGCTCTCCGCGAACGTACCGAGCACAGCGCCGACCTGATCCATTCCCACCGGCACGATCACATGCGAGACACCGCCCATGCGCACGCGGCGCTTTTCCAGCGCCGATCGCACGCGCGACTCCACATCGAGCACGGCACGCGCGGCCTCATCGGCATCCACGTCGAGCGGGTCGATGTCCACGGACACGAGCAGGAGAAGGGTTGCGGCGGGCATTGGGTCAAGGCTTCGGGGCGTTGGCTTTGCGTTCGGCGTCGCGGATCTCGTCGTCGCTCTCGCGACGCTCAAGACCAGCGCTCTCGATCACGTCGAGCCCGTCAAGGTCCCAACGGTGCGGGTCGCGTCCGGTCACGGCGCGGAACACCAGCAGGGGCGACGATTCCCGCGCGAGGCGGCGGACCTTGAAGAGCTGGTGTTCCCACGGCCCGAGGGCGTACACGCGGGCGAAGGGGCACGTGCGCGCACAGGGCGTGCGGGTGATCTCGGCGACGGCTTCGGTCTCGGCGGCGAGCGACGGCGGAAGACGGGCGGGCGGGGCGTGGCCTGCCGCGGGGCAACCCCATCGCTCGGACAGCGCGCGCGCGAGGTCGGTACGCACGCGGCGCTCGTCGGGGTCCACCGCCTTGCGCGCCTGCTCACGCTGGTAGCACCCGCACTTCTCACGGGTCGATTGCAGCGCGCGGGCGTCGAGCCATTGCGCAAGCCTCAGCCCGTCGAGCGGCCCAGGCGCAACCCGCCCAGGTGGTAGAGGTCCAAAGGGTCGGCACCCTCGATCGTGTCCACGTCGCCGATCTCGTAGCGGCGCAGCACGACCGCGGCGAGCTCTTGCAGCAGTTGCCCGCCGCCGATACCTTGAAGCGTCTTGAGCCACGCGGCGGTCGCCACAGGCGCAGCACCGGGCGACCCCGCTTCGAGCGGCGCGTCGAACGTGCGCCCGTCGTCGCCGCGGTATGCGGCGATGCCCGCGCGACACGCGAGGAGGTCACGCTGCTCGACGGTGCCCTGCGCCTTGACGGCGGTGTACGCCTCGGGCGAGAGCACGCGCACGGCGTAGAGTCGGGGCTTGCGCCCTTCGAGGACAGGGAGCGCGGCGAGGTCGGCGGGGCTGCGCGTCTGCGCGTAGCGCTTCGCGAGCGTGAGCCACGCTTCGCGGTCGCTGCGGTCAAACGCGGGGTCGGTGCGGGGCGCGGCGATCTGCGCGACCCAGAGGTGGGCGTCGAGGCTCATCAGAACATCCCGAAAACGAGGGGCGACCGCGCGAGGTCGGTGTCTTGCGCGCTGCTCGTCGTCGGCGTGAGGGTGTTGCGGAGGGCGTGACCCGTGAGTTTGATGCCGATGCGCCCCGCGCCGAGCGAGATGGGCACGGGGCGCGTCTCGGTGAGTTGCACGCGCGGCAAAAGCCACACGGCAGCGGTGGTGAGCGCCGTACCCCCGGGGGAGCACACGAGCATCAGGGACTTGATGGTGCCCGCGTCGAAGACCGCGTGCTGCGCGGTGTCCATGCGCAGCGAGAGCGACCACTTGACGACCACGCCGCCGTCGCGACCGGCCGTGTCGAGCCAGCCGCCGATGCCCGTCGCCTTCGCCCCGTTGCCCACGGGGTCGGGCTTCTGGCTGATCTCCAGCGTGAAGGTGCCCGGCTCGAAGACGGTCTCCGTGCCGTTGATGTACAGGATCGGCGTCCACGGGATCTGCGCGTCCATGTCGCTGTCGGCGGGGTCGGTGCCCGCGCCCCACGACGGGGCCGAGAGCGTGGTCGGTCCTTCCCAGCCCATCGCCTCGCCTTCGAGCGAGGCCGTGGGGATCTTGCCGAACTCGGGGAACGCGAGCTTCAACATCCCCATCGCTCCGACGACGCGATACTCCTCGTCGGTCACGGACGGGCCGACGTGCTTCTGCGAGAGGGCGATGGTCTCGTTGCGCGTCTCGGGCAGGACGAAGTTGCGCGCCGCGCGCACGATGAACCCGTTGGTGGCAGGGGCTGCGGCGAGGGCGGTCACGAGGTCCACGTCGCCCGCGCCAACCGCGCTCACCTGCCCGAACTCGTACGCACCCGACGACGTTTCGATCGCGAGGAGCTCGCCCGCCTTGCGGCCGGTGACGCTCGCGAGGTCTACGTTGCTCGTGCTCGACGACGTGCCCGACACGGTCGTCCCGACGGCGGCGTAGCGCCGCCCGTAGCCGTGCTCGTAGAGGTAGTCGTCGGAGAGCTTCGTGGTCGAGCCCGCGGCCACGAGGCGCGAGGCGCTGGGGATGCCGCGCAGGGGCCACGCGATCGGCCCCCACTTCGCGACCTTCTTCCCGCGGATGTGCGCGGGGTTGTCGATGCGCGAGGGCGACTCGGTGTCGTTCGGCAGCATCTCGTAACCGAAGCCCGACGCGAGCAGCGAGTTCTGCATGAGCTGCACGCGCACGTCGCCGGAGCCCGGGTGCGTGCCCGACGTGGACTCCTTCACGACGACCGTGATGGTCTCGCGGATCAAACCTGAACGCTGCGTCATTGCTTATCGCTCCGTGCGGACGTTGGCGCGTTTGAGCGCCTTGGCGAGTTGGCCGGTTTCCATGCCCGGGGTCGTGTCGTCGCCCGCGCGTCGCTTGCGGTCGCGGGTCTCTTCGAGGTTGCGGACGTACTGCCCCGAGCGCAGGCGCGCGGCGTACTCCGCGGCGATGCTGCGCCCCGCGTGTTCGGCGAGCGTCGCGAGGGTGCGGACGCCCTGCGACCATGCGCGCTTCGCCCCCTTGCGGGCGGCAGGGTCCATGCCTTGCGCGAGGTCGGGGTTGCGCTCGACCAGCCGCGCGAGAACGGCGGTGTTCGTGCCGCCCTCGCGCCGCGTGTCGGGCGTCGGGGTGATCGTGACATACGCCGTGCCGAGCATCCCGTCCCGGACGCCGCGCAGCGTGCCCGCGAAGCGGTCGAGGCCCGCCTTGAGGGAGCCGACGCGGATCACGACCCCCACCCCGGCGCGGTGACGGCTGAGGTGGACACGAGCCACGTCAGGGGGATCACCGACACCACGCGCATCGTGTCGGCCTGCGTCGTGGTGACGGGGCCGACCATGCACGTGATCGCGATGTCGTTCCAGTTTGGCGGCCACGTGAGCAGCCAGCGCAGGCGCGCGGCGTCGTCGGTGGCCTTGCGGGTCGCGGCTTCGATCGCGCCGAGGGCGACCTCCGCGACGCGCGGGTAGTGTGGCGCGGGGCGCGCGAGCTCGTACTGCACGCGCAAGACACCACCGACACGGGTGGTGTGCGGCCCCTGGTAGGGGTTCTCTTGCCCCTGCGGGTCGGCGGTGTCGAAAGTCAGCGGGATCGCTTCGGGTGACCAGTGGAAGTCCCAGGTGCGATCGACCACGCTGTCGGGCCACTGCGGGTTCTGCTGCGGCAGGACGACGGGTGACTCCGTGAAGGTCGCGCCCGTGACGGAGCGCCCGCCCGCGGTGTACGTGCCCGCGAGGAGGCCGACGAGGCGCGCGCGGAGGTCGGTGGTGAGGGCCACGGGCTACCAGCGGCGCGTGCGGTAGGGGTTGGTCGTCGAGGTCACGCGCTCGCCACGGCGCTTCGCGTGCGTGACGTAGGGCGACGCGTTGGCGCTCGCATCGGCGGCGTCCGTGTCGGCGGGGTCGAGCGCGACCCGTCCGTCGCGCAGGAGGGCGAAGTACGCGAGCGCCTCGTCGGCCTCCGCGGCGTAGGGCGCGCGGCCCTCGGCGTCACGGTATTGCGGGCGACGGCGCGCGAGGTAGTGGGCGCAGAGCATCCCGACGTGGTGCCGGAGCGCGGGCGTGACCTGCGTCCCGGTCAGCGGGATCGCGTAGCGCTGCCCGAGGTAGGAGTCGGCCACGCTGCCCGCGCGGTACGCGGCGCCCGTGGACGTGTCGGTGACGAGCGCCTGCTCATCGGCCGAGAGCGACCCGTCCCCGTCGTCGTCGATCACGTCCACCAGACGCGGCGACGCCATGAGCTTCTGCATGACCGCGATCGTCAGACCGTAGTCGGTGGTCGCCATGGTATCGCCGCGTCCGTGGGGTGAGTGGGGGGGCGGGTCAGGGGTCAGGCGGTGCAGCGGACCATGAGCTGCGGCAGGCCGTAGCCGAAGGCGCAGCGGCAGTCCGCGCCGTAGACGAGCTCGTTCTTCTTGCGGCAGTGGTCGGAGTCCGGCCCGAGGATGAGCTCGAACACCGGCTCTTCGCGCACCTGCACGATGAGCGGCTTGAACGCGCCCTTGAGCGACGCGAGGTACCACGTCGTGCTCTCGCTCGCGAGCTCCGGGATCACGAGGACGTCGACGGTGCCTTCGTTGACGTTGGTCTGCGTGGCGGTCCCGGCCGCGCTCGGCACGTACGCCGCCTTGGCGATGAGCAGGGCGGTCGTCCGCAGCGTCGGCGGCACGATGAGCGTGTCGGGCACGATGCCGAGGGGCTGGCCGTCCGGCCCCTCGAAGCCGCACATGTCGGCGTAGACCGTGTCGAAGTTGGCGGCGGTCAGCGCCGTGCTCGCGCGCAGGTTGTCGAACGACCCCGCGGCGGTGTTCAGCGGGTCCACGTAGTGCGTGTCGTTGAAGAACGGCAGGCCGTCCCAGCACTTGTGCGAGGCGTAGCCGATGAGCAGTTCGCTCGCGATGGCGCGGTCGTGGAACTTGCGGAACGCGCGCCCGAGGCTCCGCATGAGCGGGGCCTCGACGCTGATGCGGCGGTCGTGGAGGCGGTTCTTGTTCACCGCGACCGAGCGCTCGAAGTGGCGGTTCTTGAGGCGGTACGACGCCTCCGAGAGCGCGGCGAAGTGGCGGTCACCGAGCCACTCGCGCACCTCGGGGATCTGCTGAATCCACGCGTGCACCTCCTCGTCGGCGGTGCTGTCGATCCGCATCGCGACCTTGTCCCACCACGGGGGGTTGTTCTGGTCGTTGATCGCGGAGTAGCCTTCGTCGAAGGCCGCGTTGAAGTTCTGGTACAGCGCGTCGAGCGCTGCACCGTATTGGGCGATTCCGGACATGGGTGCTGTGTCCCTTCGGGTGGTGCGCGCGGGGCGCGATCAGGCGGCGGTCGTGGGGATGGCGCCCATGTGGTTGACGAACATGCGCATCGGGTTGCCGCTCGTGCCATCGGAGAGCGCGGTTCCCATCGCGTAGGAGCCGATCACGGGGTCGCCGGACGCGCCCCCATCGGAGGTGTTGACGGTCGCGGCGACCGCGGCCTTCGCGCGCGCCGTGGTGGCGGTCGTGGCGAGCACGGTGCCGTCGGCGATCGAGCCGCCCGCGACCACGTACGTGATGCCGTGGATGCGGACGATGCCGATCGCGCTCGACGCCGGGGCGTTGAGCAGCACGCCGAGGGCGTGCTCCCCGGCCGTGTCGGCGAGGACGATCTGGTTCGAGCCGTTGAGCTTGACGAACAGGTACTGGCCCGTCGTCGAGAGGTCCGCGCCCGCGGCGGCGAGGAGGTCGATCGTGCCGTCCTCGTAGACCTGCTTCGCGCCGATCTCGACCCAGACGAGCGAGTTCTCGACGCGCGTCACGATGCCCGCCGTCGGGCGGAGGCCGAAGTTCGACGTACGCGCGACGGTGTTGTTGTCCACCGCGTAGCAGGGGCGCCCCACGTCGGCGGCGGTGATGGCGTCGGTCGAGGACGAGTTGGCGAACGCGAACACGCCGCGGTCGACGTCCACGTTGAGGTCGCCCGCCGAGCCGAAGCCCGCGGCGGAGGTGTTGGTGACGTTCGCACGGGCGACGCCGAGGACGCGGTAGTCCGGGGTCGCGGCGACGTTCGTTGCGTAGCCGGAGCCCGCGATCGAAACGCCGACCATGGCGCCCTGGTAGATGGTGGTCGCCGCGGCGACCGGGATGTTGAGGCTCGACGCCACGGCGTCGGGGGACTTCGCGCGCGCGAAGTCCGCGGAGAGTGCGGTCATGGGAACTTACCTCGGGGGTGTGGGAGGGTCAGAGGGAGAGACGCGCCTGACGGCGGCGGTCGTTGTTCGCGGCGGCGCGGGCGAGCTGTTCGGCGGTGTAGCCCACCGCTTCGCCCGTCTTGATCGCGAGGTCGTTGGGCGCGGCGACGGTCGCCTTGACCTCGGGCGCGTGACGCTCCGTCGCATCGACGACGGGTTCCAGCGTGCTCAGGTACTCGGCGAGGTCGCCCGGGTCGGCGAGGCGGGCGAGGTACGTGCCGTTGGCCTTCTCGCGCGCGGGCGTCAGCCGCCCCTCGGCGCGGGCGCGGGCGAGGAGGGCGTCGCGCTTCTCGACGCGCCGCTCGGCCTCCATCTTCTCGACGCGCGCCGCGAGGTCGCGCGATGCCTTCTCGGCGTCGAAGAGCGCGGAGACGCGCACGCGCGCGACCGTGGCGGACTTGAGCCCGAGCGTGGCGAGCACGCTGCGCCCGAGTTCGGCGAGTTCGCGCTCGTCCGTGGCGGGTGCCTTCGCGCCCTTGGCCGCGGCCTCGATCACGACGACGGCAGGCTCCTCGCCCCCGTCGCCCTCCATGGGATCGGCCTTCGGGGGCCACATCGCCGTCACCTCGTCCATCGAGAGCCCGAGGCCGTCGGCGAGCGCGCCCATCTGCGCCTCGTCGGGCATCTGCCCGCCCATCAGCGCGGTCACCGTGTCCTCGGGGAGACCCGTGGCGGCGGCGCACTCCTGCGGGGACATGCCCCGCTCCTTCAGGTAGTCGGAGAACGTCATCTTCAGTCCTTTGCGGCGGAGGTGTTCGAGCAGCCGCCGCGCTGCGCGCTGGGCCACGGCGTCGGGGTTGGCCCCGATCGTCACGACGCTGATTTCGTGGAGTTCGCAGTCGTAGAGCACGCGGACCTTGCGGCCCTCGCGCTCCTCTTCCGCGGTGCGCCCCGGGCGGAAGCCGACCGACACGGACACGGGACCGCCCTGCGCGTAGCGCGCGAGCACGGCCTCCGCGCGTCCGTCGGGGTCCGCGGCGCCCGCGAAGAGCACGAGGTCGGCGCGGAGCACGCCGCCCTCGATGCGGACGTTCTTGTAGTACCCGAGCGGGTCCTCCCACGGGCAGTGCTGACGGAGGGCGGTGGGCGACTTGAGGAAGCGGTCGAGCCGCCACGTCGCCTGATCGACGACCTCGCCGTAGTCGTCGATCGCGTCCGACGACGCGATGACGGGGATCGTGCGGGCGGCGACATCGAAGGTATCGCCGGGGGCGCGGAGGAGGGCGACCGCGCGCGTGTGCAGGGTGTCGGTCATGGGTGGGGTCAGAGCGTGCGGAGGAGGGCGATGGCCGACTCGGCGCGCTGCACGAACGCGCGCTGCTCGGCGGCGACCTGCTGAAGCATGGGCGCCTTGTCTTGCGCGACGAGGGCGACCTGCGCGCGGTAGAGCGCGTTGGCCTCATCGGCGGTGCGCCCGATGGCCTGCACGGTCACGTCCTCGTCTTGCGGCGCGATGCGATGCACCACGTCGGCAGCGAGCCAGAGGCGCCCCTGCTGGACAGCGGGCGACGGGGAGCACGTGAACACGGCGGCGAGCGGGGCGAAGGTGTTGGCGTCCATGGGTCCTCAGTCGTCGGTGAGAAGGTTCTGGCAGCGCGCGTGAAGACGGGCGCGAGCGCGCGGGTCGGCCGTCGTCTGCCACGCCACGGAGAGCGCGAGGATCTCCAGACAGAGGGCGGTGCGGTCCCGGGGCGCGGGCGGCGCCTCGACGGGCGCGACGATCGCGCGGCCGGGGTCGGCGTCCTGCGCGGTGGTGCCGCGGCGGTCGCGGTGGTGTCGGGTGTTCACGGTCATCCCTCGGCGAGAATCTTCCGCACCGCCTCGCGCATCTCGGGTGTCGTGCCCGGAGGAAAGAACAGCATCGCGGGCTCCACGAGACGCGGGTAGACCTCGCGGTCGTGCTGCGACGCGACCACCTTGGCCTCACAGGTCGGCGAGCAGGCGTGGTGCGTGACGTGATGCGCCCGACGCTCGCGCCACCCCTCGGGCAGATCGAACACGAGTGGCTTCACGTCGTCGCAGTCGGTCGAGAACTCCTGCGGCACGACGAGGCCGCAGCCGTCGCAGGTGTACTCCGTGCGGAAGATGCGTCGCTTCATGGTCTTGTCCTTGATGTGGTCACGTTGCGTTGTCGGCGGCGTTCATCTGCCGCACCAGTTTCGACGACCACGCATCCCCGGCGTGCCCGCCCCAGAGGCAGAAGGACACCCACGCGGGCGAGTCCTTCGGGGCGTCGGCGAAGCGGCGGTTGCGCCCGAACCAGCGCGCCATCTTGCGCGCCTTCTCGGGGCTGACGTTCTCGCCGCGCGCGAGCCGTCGCGCCCACGCCACGGTGTCGGGCTGGAGTCCGTCGCCCGAGAGCCCGGCCTCGTGCAGTTCGATCCCCCGCTTGCACGCTGCGCGGACGCCTTGCGGCGGGCGAAAGTTGATGTGCCCGTAGCGGTTGGGGACCGCGCGCTCGACGGTCGCAAGGGGCGCATCGTCGATCGGGTCCGCGTCGAGCGGCGCGGGGTCAGGCGGGCGCAGCGGGAGACCGCGCGCCTTCGCGAGTGCCACGGCGTCAACGGGAACGCCCGCGTCCTCCCACGCCCTCACGGCGTCGGCCTCGGCGCGGGATGCCTCCGCATCGGCTTTGGCGTCCGCGGGCGGCGCGGCGTCGTACACGGGCACGGGCGCGAGCGCATCGGCGAGGCGTCGGTCGGGTGTCTCGTTGACGGTCATCCACGGGACGATCGCGTGCGCGCGCGCCGTCCCGAGCAGCGCGGCGTACGACTCCATCACGTCCTGACGGACGCTCGCGTGGACGCGGCCGAGGGCGTAGGAGCCGGAGCCGCCCACGCCTGCGGTCGTGGTGAGCGGTTGCCCGAGCATCACGGTCGCGATGCGCGAGCGCACGTCACGGCCGGGCTCCAAGAACCCCTGCCACGCGGTCGCGTTCTTGAGCTCCTTCCACTCGATGTCGAAGGACGCCGCGCCGTTCGAGCCTTGCGGGAGCCGCATGATGGGCTCCGTGCCGAGGTCTTCGAGGTCGCTGAGGAATCGATCGGTGCGCGGGTCCTCGCTCTGCTCCATCGGCACCTTCGCGCCGAGGGGCGGCAGGCCGTGCTTCTCGCTCCAGCGTGCCCCGTCGCGGTCGAGCCACCAGACGATCAGCGCGAGGATGCCGATCGGACGGACGGCGCCGCTCATCCACGGGCGCGACTCTTCGATGTCCGTGAAGAGGCACCACTTCGGGTTGTCGGTCGTGACGTATTCCTCGCCCTCTTGCGTCGAGACGACCACGCACCCGCGCTGCCAGTCCCACCGCATGAAGGTCGGGTGCCACGGCTTGAGCCGCACGTCCCACAGGCCCGTCCGCGGGTCGAGGCGCCACACGCGCTCGCACACCGCGAAGCCCATGAGGCACGACCACTTGAGGATCTCCCCGGCCGCGCCGCGGGAGAGCGTGTGCGGCCAGCGGCGGCGCCAGTCGCGCGCGAGGGCGGCAGAGCGCGTGGGGTCGGGCGTGTCCGCGGGCACGGTCACGTCGAACGGCAGGCCCACCACGGAGCGACGCAGGGTGTCGAGCACGCCCGCCACCGCGTCGGACTGCCCGAGGTAGTCCGCGAGGAGCGCGGACGCGCGGAATTTCCCCGCGGCGTGCGCTTGCAGCGCGGCGAGCACGTCCTCCGCGTCCCACACGGAGAGCGTCGGGACCTGGCGCATCGCGCGGGCGCCGTGCGGCACGCGACCCGGCGTGCGGTCTGTCGGCGCGGCGACGGGCGGCGGGCGAAGCAGGCCGAGCGCGGCGCGTGCGACACGCGATGCGGCGCGCTGAAGGTCGTCGCGGAGGCTCACAGGCGAGTCTTGAGGTGGGGGCGCGGACGGTCGGTGTAGGTGGGCGTCAGCGTGATCACAAGCTCACCGAACGCATCGGCACTCGCGTCGACCGCGTCCTCGTGCGTCGCGTCGGGGAAGGCGTGGTGCTCGGCGACGTAGGCGGCGTTCCACGGCGCGCGCACGAGGGCGGCGTTCTGCGCGCCGACCTGCGACGACCACCCGCCCGCGCGCACCGTCTTGTCGCCCGTGACGGGCTTCGTGATGACCGTGTACCCGGCGAGCTCGCGGCGGTACGCGAGCGCTTGATCCTTGCCCGCCTGCCCGGGGTCTTGCGGGAGGCGGATGAGCACGTCGCGCCCATCACGCGCGGCGGTCTTCGCGATGAGGTCGTGGACCTCGTGCGGCGGGCCGACGTGGCGCACCACGTCGAGCACCACCCAGCGCGGCACGACGCTCGCCCCGCGGTCGCCGATCAGGACGCCGACGGTCGCGTCACCGCCCGCGCCGAGGTCCCACCCGCGGCAGCGCTTGACGCACGCGGGGGCGTTGTCGAGGTACGCCCACCAGTCGCGGTGAAAGAGCTTGCCTTCGCCGACGACCGCATCCCAGTCACCGTCGAGGAGCTTCGCCCTCGTCACGGGGTCGAGCGCCATCAACTGCTTGCGGTACTCCGCGCTGAGGTACGGGTTGTCGCGGAGATAGCCGGGGATGTACGACCGCGAGAGCGCGTCCGGGTGCGACGCCTCCACAAGACCCCCGTCGGGGTCGAACCACCGCACGTCACCCTTGCCCGCGGCCTTGTCGATCCAGAGCGCCCAGCGCCTGCGCACCCATTCGAGGTGCGGCCCGTCGGGGTTCGCGGTGGCGCGGATGCGAACCGGGAGCCCCGACGAGGAGCGGAGACGCGACGAGAGGTAGCGGTACTGGTAGTCCGTGAAGTGCGGCAGTTCGTCGAAGCCGAGGTATTGCCACTCCCCGCCCTGATAGCGGTGAACGTCCTTCTCGCGTTCGAGGTAGGAGAAGCCGATCTGCGCCCCCGAGGGGAACGTCCAGATGTGCCGCGACTCGTGATAGGTCGCGCCGAGAGGTGGGTAGAGGCGTCGCGCCTTCGAGATCAGCGATCGCTCCAGCTCCTCGAAGGTGTTGCGGAAGAGGATCGCGCGAAACGCTTTGTGCCCGGTCCACCGAAGCGGATCGACCACGAGAAACTCGCTCTTGCCCGGACCTGCGCATCCGCCGACGAGGAGCTCGTACGCCTCACACGCGAGGGCGTCGGACTGCATCGGGAGCGGCGTCCACCCCGGCAACTTGCCGGTGCGCAGCGCCTCGCGCTTGCGCAGCTCCGCGACGACCTCAGCCAGCCGCGCGTTCGTGCTCGCCGGAACCGTTGGCCGCGGCGAGGAGTCGTTGCGCTTCGGCGCGGAGTTCATCTTCGGTCATCTCCGCGACGTGCTTGACCTCGTGGCGTTCCACGAGGAGCCCCGCCGCGCGTTGCTCTTCAACGTTGGCCTTCGCCTTGAGGAGCCGCTTCTGCTCGCGACGGAGCGCCCACTCCTCGGTGCGGCAGAGCACATCCCACGCGAGGCGCCCGTCTTTCTCCGTCGCCTTCGTCACGCGCGAGCGAAGCGAGGTGATCCAGAGCGCGTGCGCGCTGTCCATCTCCTGCGCGAAGGTCGCGTACGTCGCGTCGAGCGGGTTCGTGTGGTCGCCCCCGTTCCAGCGACGACCGCGCTGGAGCCAGTTGTCGACCGTGATGGACGGGACACCGTGCGCGGCGCACGCTTCTTTGAGCGTGGCGCCCACGCGGCGCGCGGCCACGAGGGCGGCGTGTGTGGCGGCGTTGTAGGTCGTGGCGCGAGGCATGGTCAGCGTTTGGCGTCGGCGCGCTTCACGAGGCGCATCGCGGTCGCCGTCTCGGACACCATCACGGCGTCGGGCTTGCGGCGAAGCGGCTGCGTGAACCGCTTGTAGTCAACGTGATTAAAGCGGGAACTTAGGCTGAATCATCGGCGACGTACGAGAGCGACGCGAGGTCTCGACGGGCCACTGGCGGATACCAAGTGAACTTGGTTTTTTCAGCGATGTCCGCGCGGATCAACTGCGCGAACGCGAGCACGTCTTCATCGTTCGCGAAGTGAACAATGATGGAGCGGTGGGCAGTCTTGTCCTCGCTCGCATACTCCGGCATCCCCTCCCACTCGGTCGCCGCGTCACCCGCGGGCGTGCCGTTCGTGGGGGCGCTCTGCGGTGCACCTGCGAGCACCGCGTCGCCCGCCTGCTTGATCAGCGCGTCGAGGTCATCCGCGCCGAGCCCCATGTCGAGCATCGTCGGGGCGTTGCGCTCGAACGAAGCCGTCGCCATCGCCACGAGCGCGGAGGGGTCGTCCTTGCCTTGCAGCCGCTTCGCGTTGTCGGCCAACGTCATCGCATCGGCCTCGGCGTCGCTCACGTCGAGCACGCACACCGGGAGGCACTCAGGCGGCGCATCGCGGCGGAACTGGTAGCCCGCGCCGCCGCGCAGGAACCCGTCGACTTCGATCCCGGCGAGGATCTCCTTCGCCGCTTCGAGGCGCCCGTGGCCGCCGATGATCCGCATCGTCCGCGCCTGCACGAGGATCGGTGCGCCCCACGTCGTGCGAACGATCGTCCGCGCGAGGAGCAGCACCTCCTGCCCGTGGAGGCG